TGAATATGCACTGTCATTTGATTGTTAGCCGGAAAGACCAATCAAACAAAAAGAAGCTATCACCGCTTACCAATCATAAGAACACCAAAAAAGGAACGGTTACGGGTGGTTTTGACCGTGTAAACCTATTCCAACGAGCGGAACAGGGCTTTGATAAGCTATTCGACTACAACCGCCAATTATCTGAATCCTTTGAATATGCCAACACGATGAAGAACGGAAGCATTGATGAGAAACTGAAAATGCAGGAACGGGAATTAAAAGAGCCAAAACAATATTTTACTGGCGAAAATAAAAAAGAGGTTCATCAATCCAGTGAAAAAGAAAACAAGATTTCTTGCAATCTTGATAGCAAGCAAGAACACAAGCTGTCTTACAATCAGCAAAATAACAGTGGTGGTGATTCTCTCTTATCTATCTTCTCATTGGGAGATGGCAATAATTACGATGCAACATTGGCAGAGGAATCACAGGCTAAGAAACTCAAAAAGAAAAAAAGTCGTAAGTTGTAATTATTGTCAACAATAATTGTAACTACTGTTCCAAAAAATGTATTTCATCCATTTTTAATACTTTTGTTTTGATACTCAACTTACTATATGTTTTTTCCGCTTTATACTTACACCTATCATCATTTGTTAAGAAGAAATCAAAATGGGCTGCGTAGAATGTATGCAATGCATCATCAAACATATTATTAAAATGCCCATCACTTTTATATCCAGCAATATCAAATTTGAAAAATATTTCAATAACTTTTTGATACATCAAATTTTCACTACATTTGTTGTTTGGGGTATATAAATCGAAGAAATCTGTTAATTCCAAATGTTGAGGTAAACTCTTGAAATTTGAATTGAAAGACTTAATAAGTTCTTTATTATTTCTTAGTTTATTTAAACTTGTTATGAGATGACTTTTAAAAGATTTATAGAGTCCATAGTCTGATTTAAGGCGAGTTTGAAAATTAAAAATATCAGTTTGCAATGCATACATATTGGGTTGTAATTTAGATAAAGGAAACATTATTCCAAATATTGGATTTTCATATCCTTTTCTGAACTCAGAAGGCAAGGGGACGTTTTTATATAATTCCATAGTCGCTTGCATTAAAGGAAAATCTTCAAACAATGTTTCATAAGAGATTGGTTCATGCCCCCAGTCTTTTTTCTTCTCTTCAAAAAAATCAAAAATATTTCGATAATGCCAAGTCGCATTTTTTTCACCCCAATATTGGCAGATGCAAAGGTTGTTTGTGAAGTGCTGGATATTCAGCAAATGACCATCTATATAAGTAGGATTCTTTTGGAATCCACGAAATAAATCATTTAAGTGTGCATTTGAATATGCTGTAATAATCCGCTTACTTGTTAATAAATCAGACAAATATTGATATGAAGATTTTTCTGTTGGGTCTAATCTATCCAACTTTTCAAGTCGGTCAAATATATTTAAGTCGATGTATACCTTCATACTAATTCTAATTATTGAATTTCTAAGCAAAGATATACATCTTGAAGCTAAAATGCACGAATCAAATAACAAAAAGAAGAAAGTAGTATAGTTCTTTTCTTTCTCTGAACACAAAGGTATATTCCGAGCCTGAAACGCCAATGCTAAGCCCTACGGGTTTGGGAGAATTTCTTCCTTTTTGCTTCACAAAAAGAGTAAATTCCCCCAAAGCATTGCCTTATTCATTCTCTCCATATGTGAGATGTTTATCAGAGAAAAAAAGGAAAAAAGATATTGGTTGGGCACTTATTTGGGCAGTTGGTATTTTCCCTCAATCCGTTCTGCTAAATTTGTCATATCCTCATTAATCTTCGTTTTAGTGACCTCTGCGTAAATTTGTGTTGTTTTTATATTAGTATGCCCCATCATTTGGCTAAGTGTCTCTATCGGAACACCTTGTGTAAGGCAAATACTCGTTGCGAAGCTATGGCGCGCCACATGATAGGTCAAGCGTTTCTCTATTCCTGCTGCTTTTGCAATAACTTTCAAGTAGAGATTAACTTCCGGACTATTCATCAGGTTGAATAGTTTTCCATCTTTACCCGTCCCTCTGTGCTTCTCAATAATACGCATCGGAATATCTAAAAGTGGAATATAAGATGGTGTTCCTGTCTTTTGGCGATTTATGATAATCCATTTACTGCCGTCTTCCATCTCCTTTATATTGGATTCTCGTAGGTTCTTAACATCCACATACGCCAATCCTGTCCAACAAGACAGAATAAACATATCACGAACAAAGTTTGTACGCTGATGGGCTATAGGTGTTTGCATTATCCTCTCTATTTCCTCATTGGAAAGCCATCGACGTTTGGTGCGTACACGTGTTGGTACATAATTGAAAAAAGGGTCTTGACGAATTATTCCTTTGTTTATTGCACGTCTGACAACTCTACGAAATACGAGAACATTTCCTTCAACGCTGCGTGGGGTCATTCCTTTATCTATTTTTAGGTAATAATCATAAGATTCCACAAAACTAAAATCAATCTGCCCAAAAGAAACGTCTTTTACGCCATACTTTAATAATACGAAGTCTTTCAAATGATTATAGCCAACACAGTACATACGGTAAGTGGAATGAACCATGTTTATACCGATACTTTTCCTGCACTCTTCCAGATATTCGGAAAATTCCTGTAGTAAGGTGTTACGATGCGTTCCGATACCTCGAAGTGCATTTTTAAGATATTCAGCCGTGACATAGCCGTTATTATTTACCATATCCTTATAGTGATTGGTTATTTCGTTTCGGTAACTTTCAATTTGTCGGTTGATATTGTCTATTTCTTTAGGTTTTCCGGTTGCTAATCCCAATTTAACATCCCAATATTCGGGCAAAACCTCTAAACCCGTGCTGAATGTTGTGCTTTTTCCATCAACACTAATTCTACTGACTATAGGGCATTTTCCCGACTTTTTCATTTTACTCCTGTTGAGATAAAATAAGATACTGAATGTGCTTCTATTCTTTTTCATAGACGGTTTCTTTGATTATTCCACATAAGTGTATTTACCAGCTACCCGTGCCGATAATATTTTCATATCATTGGCTATTTTGTCATTATTGACACGGGCATACCGTTGTGTGGTATGAATATCCCTGTGCCCCATCATTTGGCTGACAGTTTCTATAGGAACTCCCTGTGATAAGCAAAGTTGGCTTGCAAAAGTATGACGGCTCCAATGGTAGGCAATCGGCTTATCTATACCACATAATTTGGCAATGATTTTTAACCGTATATCCATATTAGTTAATGCAGTCATTGGAAATACTTTGTCTTCTTTTCCTGTACCCCTATACTTTTCTATGATTTGGATAGGAATGTCCAATAATTTTACGCTGAACGGAGTACCTGTTTTTTGTCGGAACATACTTATCCAAAGGCTACCATCTTCTTCTTTTGTCAAATATTTCCAAGTAAATTTTCTGACATCGGAATAAGCCATTCCGGTGAACGAAGAAAAAATAAACATATCACGGGCAAATACTAAGGTCTGACGTTCAAGAGAGATTGTCAATAGTCGTTCAAATTCTTCGGCAGTAAGCGATTTGATTTTGGTCTTACATTTTTGAGGCTTATAACCGAAAAATGGCGGACGGCTTATCAAGCCTCGATATAAAGCTATCCTTACTGCTTTTTGGAGTAGTATAATTCTTCCATTTACTGTTTCAGGTTGTAGTTTTCGTTCCGCAAGTAGATACAAAGCGAATGATTCAATAAAAGATAAATCCAATTGTGTCAGGGGTATGTCCTGAACATTATATTTGGCACGTATAAACCGTTCCAAGTGCATTTGGGCATTCAGGTATTTCACATAAGTGCTGTGTGCCCTGTCTATACCTACCCGTAAGTGAAACTCCTGAACCAGTTCGTTAAAAAATCCAAGCAAAGTTTCTTGTGTAGTCGCAATTCCCTGAAAGGCATTTTTTACATCTGTGGCAGTTACTTTTCCTGTTCTCTCTAAAATATCTTTGTAGTGGTGATGTATGGAGAGATTAATCTTATTAATCTCCCTGTTCAGTTCGATGGCTACACGGCTTTTGCCTGTAGCCCGTCCTGACTTGACATTCCAAAGCAGTTCGGAAACATGCAGTTTTGAGGAAAATTGAGCGATACTGTTTCCGATGCTGATTTTCCCAAGAATTGGGTAAACTACATCCTCTCTGTTACTTTTTTCAAGTCTGCTTTCTCTTTTCAGGTAAAAAGACACCTTCAGTTCGTTGTTCATAACATACACATTTTTAATTAGACAAAATTACTTCTCATGTGAGTTATTTAAACAATGTAACAAGCAGACAAACAGAGATGTAACCAGTCATCTACAGTCACTGAAATACTGTATTTTGCCCGATTAAAAACGGGTAACGTTTTAGAAACGGAAAGTTTGCTCTAATCCGCTTTTTACTGCAATTTCACTATCGGACACCACAAGACACTAAAAGACTTACACTTCTATCAATCAATTAATTACCTTGTTTTTCTCTTTCTTGCTTTTACTGTGTAGAGTTCGTATCACTATCGACCAAGTTGTAGCCCAGTTTAACA